CCTTCGGTTTTTTTGCGCGCTTGAGCCAGGTCGCCATCGAGCTTGTCGAGGACGGCCCGGATCGGGATTAAGGCTTCACCGAGTTGGGTTCCCATTCATCTCCTGCGTTTACAACAAAAAAGCGGCGCATACCGGACCGGTATGACACCGATTCGATCTGCGCCGCTGAGTGATCCCGGCAGCTTATTTAGTTATTCCATTGGCTCAGCTTGATTCTATGACCTTCATTGATTGCCACATACCGGGCGGGCAAACATAGATAAAACCTTCACTCCTTATAATCAGGGTATTATCTGCGGTCACTTCCCAAGTTTGTACAGATGGAAAAAGCTCCGGAACAGGTGGGGCCTGTAGGCCAGCTTTGAATACTAATATTTCCACGCTGAACCTTTGCGCTGGCTCCACTGGATTTTTACTGGACATAGGGGATGGATTCTTGGTCATGGTTTCACTTAGCGAAGAACCCAGCCAATCCAAAAGAATTTGACCCAAATTCCCGTGATAGAACCAAATACCATGATGACCAACCACCATGCTATCAGGTTGGCAAAGAGGTCACCGGAATTCGAATTTTGCTTCTTATTCATCGATATCCTTTCGCTTCCTTCGGGGCACAATGCTGCGCTCCAATCCAAGATAATCTTCCAGTGCGCCCAGGGCGATGATCAGCGCCTGGCGCAATGACATCAACAATACGCGTACGCGGTTGGTCCGCTCATCATTCGGGAGCATCGACCCTTTTGGGTTTTCTCAGCTTGCTCATATCCAGGTTGGCAGTCATTTCCTTGAACTCACGGCGGCGCTTCTCCAACTCATCGCCATGCAAGGGCCTGGCCGGTTTGATGCTCAATAATTGTTTGAGTGACGGCAGCCGCCTGGCGCGGGTCAAGGCCGCTGTCTGCCAGGCCAGGGTAAGATCCCGCTTCTGCGCTACTTCGTCGCGCCAGATAGATGCATCGATGGCCATAAACGTTTCCAGCGGGGTAAGATCCCAGAACTCCTGGACCTTTATCCCCGCCCGCAAGGCTTGGACCAGGAGCCGCTCGAAGTTGAGCGGCTCCTGATTCAGTTTGGGTCTTCGCCCTGGTCGGCTGGCTCAGCACGGCTGGTATAGCTGATCACGGCTGCAACTGCATTCATTACAGGTTCAACTGCCGCAGCGAAGCCGATTTCATCGATGATTTTTATTGCATCATCGTTCGATACCGGTTTGCCGCTTTTGCGCATATCCTGGCGGGCGGCTTCCATCCCGGCCCGCAGGAGCGCAACCAGATCACCGATGCCAGATCCGCCATCCACAAACCCCTGCAGAATACCCAGGATGCCTTTACCGAGCTGCTTTTCGGCGCTAAGCAGAGCCCGGTTGGTGAAGAGGATAGGGACCGTTTGTCCGTTTACATTAATGATGTTTTCCCCGCGAGCGCCCATTAGCTGCCCTCCACGGTCCAGAAGTCATCCACGGTAAACGCAATCGAGATGGTGGCTTCGCCCTGATCGGGATATGATTCGGACATCGAATCGATCTTGGCCAGCGCCGTCTCGAATACGGTCCCGTCCACTTCTTTGGCCACCAGGATCATCTCGCCATTGCGGTTGGCATCCTGCAAGGCGTGGTAAGCGCCATCATCCGGCACGTACAGCGCATCCAGCGAGATGGTGCTTGCGTATCTTCCAGGCAGGACGCGCTGAGCGCGGCTGTCCTTGCTGGACACATCGATGGTGGCGGTGGTCTCATCGATCGATCCGTCGCGCTGGCTGCCGACCGCCTGGTAGACGGGCACGGTTGGCGTGCCAACATTCACCAACAAAAGTATGTCAGTTCCGTTCATAGCCATTTTGGTATCACTCCTCTTGAGCCATCAGGCTCAAAGATATAATGCGGCCGTAAATGCCGCTTTCGTCTGCGACGATAGGCCCGCCGCAGTCTGAGATAACCCACTCGAAGCTGCCGATGGTGAGCGCCTGGCGGTGCAAGAGATAACGCACCCGCTCTGCAATGGCCTCGATCGTCACCACGCTGCCATCCGCTTCCGCATAGCAGCGCACGTCACGCACCAGATTGCGCCCGCGGGTGAGCTTGGTATCCCACGGAGACTGGCTGGCTTCCCCGGCTGTGACAATGTAGGGAAGCGCCGCATCGCCAGGCGCCGGATCGATCGTGAAAATAGCCGGCTGGCCCCGATATTGGGAAAGCATGATAGCCAGGGTGATATCCCCAGCCAACCGATTGTAGATGGCTTCGGTCAGGATGCTCATTTTCCACTCAGCAAGGCCACAATTTTGGCCGCGTTCTGAAAAACTGCCGGACGCAAAAAGGGGTGCGCCGGGGCGGTCCGGCTGCCCATCTCGATATAAACGCCGTGATGGCTTCCTGAGCTGGATGTTCGCACGCCAACATTGATCGTCACTTCCTTGGGCGAAGTCTTGACTTCATATGTTAGAAGCCGTGCGACCAGCTGCGAACGGTAAGCTTCGCCCCATTTTGGATCGCTGATGGCCAGCAGGCGCCGGCGGGCTTCGGTCTCGACGAACTTGCCGACGATCTCGGCATTTTCGGCCAGGTCGGCGACAAGCTGCTTTTTGAGTGCATCCGGCTTCCAGGTTACTGGCATTAGCTTCCAGCCTCCGCCACTTCCGCCTGGATCTCCAGGCAGTCGATCTCATAATGCTCGTCTGCCCGAGATGGCTCGCGGATCGCCATAACATCCACCGTCACGCCATTGCCAGTAATCCGATCGCCACGGACGATATCTTCCCCAGCTACACAATAAAAGATGTGCGAGATTCTACGCTGCTCCTGCTGCGCAGCGATAATCTCCGCAGAAGATGCCGGGCGCAGGCGACCGAGGATGGCGTTAATGGGAGAGTAATTGATAAGCCACCCGCCCTGGTGGTCCAGGGTTCGCACGCGGCGTTCTACGGCAAAGTTATGATTGAGCAGAGACTGGAAGACCGTCATTCGATCCTTTCACCCGATATGCATCTAAAATATCTTTCTCGCTCAACAACAGCAGCCTGGCTGCGCTGGCGCCCAGCACGCCCTCGCCGACTCCCCCGCCGCCTTCCGACTGGAAGGATACGGAGAAATCTCCCAGGCTTTTGGAGGCAATTCCCGGCACGCCTGCACTATCGGCAGCTTTTAGCCCGGCCTGGTAAGCCCGGCTGGCAGCGCGCACGCATACGGCCACGATATCGTCGGGGATGATCGGGTATCCATGCGTGTAAATAATGGTGACGATCTGGATGCCAGAGGCCCATTTAGTCCCAACGCGGTGCAGGATGCCATACATGCCCAGCTTGTAATCATCGTCAACGATCAGGGATTCATCATCCTCGACCACCGAAGCAACCGAGAGCACCGGCAGCTGGGGCAGGAAGAGACGCGTACCGCCTGGCGAATCGAGCGCGATCGCATCATCCGCTACCCAATCCAGATATTGGTGCGTGTAATTGCGGATGGCTGCACTCGCGTCTTTCAGGCCCATGGCGGCGGATGCGAGCTGCTCCGGGGTGGTGATCGCCTGCTGCAGGAAGGCCTCGATGTCCGCAATCATGGCGAAATCAGCCATTGGCTATTCTCCACGCTTCGATCGCATCCCGGCCCTTGGCAGTCAGATAGGCCAGATCTCCAGCGGATTTGAGCTGCTCGAATGTCGTGATTCCATGCGAGACCAGCGCTCGCGCCGTGGCAGGGCCAATGCCGGGGATGGTGATGAAATCATCCGCCTGGGGCTTCTCTTCGGGCGGTTCTTCCGGAGCGACTTTATTTCCGGGTGGCTGACGCATTTTGTTCTCAGCCTGGGGCTGGGCCTTGATATATCCCTGGGCGATAGCATCCGCCTCATACATTTTCACGTACCGCCCGGGCTTAATCTGAACCCGGATCAGCTTGCCTTTCTTTGCCCGCACTTGTTGATTGTCGACGGGCCAGTTCTTCGGATCTTCGATAATGGCCATATCTCACCTTTTTATCCTTGAGTTCTGCTGCTTGAATTGCTCCAATACAGCTGCTTCATTACCGGCGCGCACTTTTACAAAGCGCCCCGGCGATATCTCCAGCCGGATCATATTGTCATGGACGTGCCTGGTGGTCACGCGCCCGCGGTCAACGACAACCTTCTCCTGCTCTTTAATTTGCGCCAACCAGGTGGTTGGCAGCACGCACAGCCGGGGTTTGACGATATAGAATGCCCGCAGGAACGCCAGGCGCTTATCGCAGCCCCCGCTGCATTCTTTCCACCATTGCTCAACCAGCTGGATTCCGGCTTCGGAGCGGCGCACGAATAGCAATTCATACGAATGCAAGAGCACCCGCAAGTCGCGCACAATAGCCCGGGTTGCCTGGCGCTCTTCGGGACTGCCTACATCCGCAGCCAGCACGCCATAGCGCCACAGAGGGACCGCAACATCCCAGCGCTCCAGGAAATTCCAGGCTGCGGGCAGCAGGTCCCAGGGCACACGCGTTCCGGCCTGAACGATGAGCGTTTTTTCGTACGGCAATTCATGAGGCGGGAAAACGATCGATTGGACTTTCAACCCGGCAGCCTTGCCACGCTTCTCGATCACTACATCACTGTTACCGTGCAGCAGAATGCCCTTCATTTTTTTCACTTTCTCACTTGTAACTTAGCCTGGAAAGATGTTTTGGCATTATTCAATTTGGCCTGCTCGATAATTTTCCACTTGCCCACGCCATAGAACTGATAATCGTGTCCAAATTTCGTGGCCGGATCGAACATATCCAGCGTGCGTAATGAAAAATGCCAGTAATGGGTTGGATCAAGCCAAGAATTATCACCTTTCCACCAGGGGAGTTTTACGTGTAGAACGCCACCGGGACGCAAGATCCGGTAACACTCGCCTACCGATTCGAACAGGTTGATGCGCAAATGCTCGAGCACCGCGCAAGCGATAATGCGATCGAACGATCCATCCTCCCATGGCCATGGTAAATCACTCAAATTCCAGGCCACGGTTACGAATGGCCGCCCAGGATCCAGGCGTAAATCATGATTGACCACCTGCCAGCCATCGTGTTTTACCGGTTTATTACCACATCCTAGATTAAGCACGTCCATCACGACAACCTCGTTTCAAATCCGCTCGTTTCAACCGGTAAATAATTCCAGGAATTTCCGCTCCAGCGGGCGATCACCCGCGCCGGGTTTCCGGCGACCATGACGCCGGGAGCCACTACCTGCCCGCGGCTACCACTGCGCCCTCGCCGATCCGGCATCCTGCCAGGAGGCTATTAGACCCAATCCATGCTTTGTCCTCGACGACTACGCCATAATCGATGGTTTGGCCTAACACTCCAGGGCCTGCGTGTGTATCGTGAGACCTGGTAATAACTCGCACCAGCAAGCCCCAATAGCTGTTCATATGAATAACCAGGGGCCCGCGGGTATCCAGGAAACAACCTCGAACTGCAAAATATTCCCAGGGAAGGTCAACCGTCTCCGGAAGCGACCCGGTTTTTCCGGCGTAAGCGCCAAGGTTCAACGTTTGCCTCCTCGGTGATTGGCGTTGCGATGCTCCTGCTCCCACATCTTGACCCGACTCCAGGCCGTCGGGCTGTCGATCCGGCCCGGGATCATCCCGGACCAGCGACGCGCATCGCCCGGATAGTGGCGCAGGCCTGCGGTAGTGATGCCCTTAGTGTATTTGTCGAACGTGTTCCACTCATTGCCCAGCAGGTAAGTCTTGAGCGGATCAGCATACATCGCCCGGATCAGGGCGCCCTGATCGCGCTGTGCATGGCGCTCCCATTCTTTTATCCAACGCTCGAAGAAAACCTTGACACGCTCATTCCGGACGAACGACCACACACCGCCGTTGTATTGCAGCGTATGCAGCGTGCAGAGCTCGGTGGCAGTCTCCTCCAGCTCAGCCAGGTTGTTGGCGCGCCTGAAAGAGTGCATGGTATCCATCAAATGGGGGTCCTTGGTGATCACAAATTCCCAACCGTCTTCGATCAGCTCGAAGAAAAAGCGGATGTTTCCGCATACAACAGTATCGGCATCCAGGTACAACACCGCTTCCCATTCCTGTGGGGTCAGATGATATGCTTTTAGCTTGGCGCGCCGTCCGCCGATGTCGCTGTCAGGCTGCTTGACAAGAATATCTTCTGGCCCGATCTTGGAGGCCGCGCACAGGCAGATCGGGATTTCCGGCATGAATTTCTTGGAAGAATTCATCAGCCGTAAGGCGCATTTGCGCGCCGGATCGCCGAAGGCGACGATATATATTCCGCGTTTCATTCGAAGCACTCCTCTACAGCCTGTTGGTGCTGCTCGCACCATGCCATAATGGTGTACGGATCAGTAGCATCCCGCAACGCCTTCCGGTCCACGTGCGCGCGCAATTCCATGGCTTCGTCCAACGCACGCTGGCAATCGTTGGGACTGCCTGCTTTATAGCGGTGGATACCGGGCAAATCTGGCAACTCATCAATCAGACCAACGCCGCGCGGCACGACCACGGACACGCCGCACGCCAGGCACTCGAGCGGGGGCATGGGCACCCCCTCCACCCGGCTGGTCACAACAAGAACGTCCAACGAGCCATAGAAGGCGGGCATCTCCGACCAGGGATAGCGGTGGGTGGGGACCGGCCAACCTCGCCCGCTGGCGCGCCAGTCCAATGTTCTGCCATTTCGGGCGGATACCAGGAGGCGGGCTATATCCTCACCTTTGCGCAGGTTGGGATAGGTGTAACCGGAAAAGCCCGCTGTCAGCCTGGCATTGTACCGGCCGGGAATGGTGAAGCGATGTCGCTCCACCGGTGGGTGGATCTGCGCTGTGTTCCCATAAGCAGCCAGATATTCGGCGTACATGGCTGCAGTAGCAATGCGCAGAGCAACCCGTCCCGCCATATAATCGAACATCTTGGCCTTGCCGTTGCCTGGCGGCTCGACTTCCCGGTGGGTGAAGTAAGCCATGACCGGCTTTTTGGCTGGCCAGGGTTTGAGCATCATCTGTTCGAAGTAGGCGCTCAGATAATACACATCCGCATCCGGCACAGGCCTGGCTGTCAATTCCCATCCCAATTGATCACGCAAATACCTGGAGAAGCGTGGGATCACGCGGTCTTCCTGATAGTTGCGACAGATGATATTGACAGCCAGACTCATAGTTATACCTTGCGGTTTTAGCTGCCGCTGGTCATGTCGATTTCGACGAAGGCGCTCGGGCGGATGATGCCCATTGCCGCCCGCATTTCGGCCAGGATAGCCAACAAGTTGCGGATGAAGAAATCAGCATGGCTATCGGAGACCGTGATCGTCGCCTGCTCGCGGTCCCATACGACCATCTTGCGCCAGTTGGCCAGCCAGGCTGTGCCTTGGACGAGATGGAACGATTGGACCACTGGAACGCCCCACAGGGTGTTGGGTCCGGCGCCAAACGGATTCCCACGCAGGAAATTCCCGTTGGTATCCCGCAGCAGATCGATGGCCTCCCAGTCGTAGGGGTTTAACAAGAACGCTTGTGGGAGCTGCCGCCCGATCATAAGCAGGGTGGTGATCGCCTGGCGACAGGTAATCAGGCCATTGGTATCCCAGACCTGCACCAGCGTGCCAGCCGTGCTTCCCAGGCCAGTGAAGTTCTCGCCGATGCCGTCGCCATTCAGCAGTTGGTCTTCGAACTCGTCCGCCAAGTCGCTGCGCAATTCCTGATCGATCAACCCGCGCACTTGCGCCGCGTCAGACAGGGCGCGCTTGGTTGCCGGGATCCACACGGCGATCGTCTTGACGTTCTCGGTAACACGCTCGAACGTCACGGCCGCTTCAGGCTTCAGCCCGGAAACCTGTCCGGTTGCGCCGGTGAAATCGGTGACATTGGCTTCGGGAACGGTCGTGGCCTCCGTGATCTGCTTGGTCTGGCGCACGAATTCAACCTGATCACTGGTGGTGGTGCGCACATTGATCAGGTCGCGCAGCGTTACAGGAGCATAGCCCAGCGGTTCATAGATTCCCGTATCCTCGGGCACGATGAACGCCCCGGCGCTGTGATCGCCCAGACCGGTCACTAAATCCTTGCGGCGAGGGAAAATACCGAAATTTTTAACTTGAACGCCGGGCGAGTGAATGCCTTTCACGCTGTCCGGGATACGCCCGTCCGAAGCAATCGACTTGAACCAGGCCTTCCAGGCATCGTTCTCGGTGAAGCGCTGACCAAGGCTTTGGATCATGGCATTCTTACGCGCCTGGTTACCCGCAGGCGCTCCACCTTGATCCAGATCGGCGCCCAGATCGTTGATCTGATTGCGCATGGCCTCATCGCTCTCGAACTTATGGATCTCGGTCTTGGTATTGCGGGCATCTTCCAAAAGCCCGCTGACTTTCGTGCGTTCGTCCTCGGTGAAGTCTCGGTTTTCCTTATCAACCAGGTCGCACAGACCGCGGGCTTCGGTGAGGGATTTCTTCAACTGCTCTTGCAGCTCTTTCAGGGTCTTCATGTTAGTCCTCCAATTCGACTATTTTAATTCGGTTTCGGATAACCTCGCTCGACTTACCGTTGCCGGCCTGGTCTTCGGGTTGATTTTTGGGATCGGCCGACGCAGACGCCGGCTCGAAATTGCCATCATGATCTTTGCAATGCGAGCGGGCATCGTCTACATCCCAAATATCTTTGGGGTAGCGATAGGCCTGCTCGGTCAGTATATCTTCGCCTTCCAGCCTGCCCATGATGACCGAGTATTTCTTACCGTCATGCTCGCGGGTCACGCGCCGGAAGCTATCCTCCTGGAAATCACCGGGGGCGCGCAGCCGGCAGGCGTGCTCGTTGGGATAGGGCTTGGTGCCCTTGATGGTGACCGTGCGTGTGTCAATTCCTGCCCCGCGGGTGACCGGGGCCACGCCCCATACATCCAGCTTTTCCAGGAACTGCACATCCTGATCATCGAATTGCCCCTGGCTGGCTTTCTCCACATCGAAGGTATATGACCATTGAAGGATAGGGCCGAGGGACTTGACCACCCGATAATGCTCCAGGCCGGATTGCGTATCCAGGAAGAATTGACCATCCACGATAGCTTTATTATCTTTTTCGCGGATCGTGCCTTTCCCGACCGGGAGCATGCCATAGTTGTGATTCCATGGCTCGATCAGCGTCTCCTGACCATCGGTAAATGCCCCAGGGCGTGTCACATCCCCATCATGGTCAATAACTTCCAACGTAGCAAATTCTGCGGTAAACTGACCGGTTTCGTCAGAGTTGTCCTTGAAATTAATAGGGGCATGAAATGTTTTCTTCATCTTTCACCTCTCATAAAATCTACAGTACATTGGCAATTGGCATTTTGTGATGCATCACCACGCGGGTCGCCTGGCCAGCGTAAACCATTGGAAAACAGATCTCGGATCCCGACCGTTTCACCATCCAGGGCCGCGTGACTGTCACGTGGGTTTTGACTATTAACTCGCCAGCGCTTACGACGCAGGCTAGAGGCATTAGCAGCCTCATGGGCGCCGAAATTGCTGGCCGTGGTCACCGCACTGATCGCCTCGCGCAGCGCCCAGATCGTCACAGCTGCCGTAAATACGCTTTTAACCGCATCTAATGGATCCGGTGCACGTAAAGCGCCGGAGACTGCATCACGGGCCTGAGTGTTGAAATATTCCGCCTGGATGCGGCTGTGTTCTTCCAGCCAGGGCAGCATGCGATCCCGGAAGGTCTGCATATCATCAAGCCTTATTCCAGCCTGCTCGAACATAAAGTCTGCCCAGGCGATGGCTGTAAGGTTGTTCAAGCGCAGCAGGTCAGCGGTCAGCTCGTTATTCCAGCGTTCCTCATCCCACCATACTCCGCCGATATCCGACTTACTTGCAGCTGCAGGAACGCGGCTGGTGATGGCGGCTTCCTGGCGCCGGTAATGGCGGGTAAGTACCTCGACCCATTTCTGTTGATGGCGCTCGCGCAGCCCGGCATGCTCTGAGCCGAAGCCCGGCTCATCCAAAGCTTTTGGCTTAGGCATATTATCAGGCGCGCTATCCTGCGGTGAAGCCTGGCCACCCACCAGGACATTGAGAGGAGTTGCCAGTCGATCGGCATCTCCGCCCTTGGAAGGCATATTATTCAGCGCGCGTGCTTCGTCCGGAGTCATCCAGGGCCGTCCGACCGCAGCTTGAAGTGATTTAGTCTGCTCCTCGAAGCTGCCGCGCAATTTTTCGGCAATATTGAATTCTACATACACCTTGGTCGTATCGTCAAATTCAGGCAATAATTGCATCTCGATATCTTCCTCGATCGAGACGCACCAGGGACCTAATGCATCCTGGTATAAATTTTTGTGCTGCTCGGTAATATTACTGAATGTGGCATGGTCGAGGATCCCGACCATCGGCAGCGGGATATGATAGGCCCGGGCGCATTCCTCGCGGGTCAGCTTCCGCCCGGCCAGATACTCGCTCTCCTGGGCGCTGAACGATGTGTCCTGCCATTCCATCCCCTCTTCCAGCACAACTGTCTTCCCTGAATTCATCGCTCCTGAATGCAGCTCTTTGAAGTCAGCCAGGAACCGCTCTCGAGCCGGGTCACTCCACTCCGGAGCAGTCACGGGACGTTTGATCAACCCTTCCTGCCTGGCAGCATTCTGCCAGAAATACTCACGATACTGGCCTGATTCATATTCCTCGGCCAGCACGCGCCGCAATGTTTCCAGGGGAGACAGGCCACTCACTGGGTTTTCCGGGTTGAAGCCGCGAAAATGTACCATGTCATTGGACGCAACCGGGATAGGAGCACCGCCCAGGTTTAGCTCATAACCTGTTGGCACGAGGCTACCCTTGACGGTGACATAAATGGATGGGATGCGCAAAAGACCAGCAAGTTTTCCATCCTGGCGGAGTTTGCGCCAGTAGGCGTTGAAGTAAATGCCCATATCCGACATCATGGCTTCGAATAGCCGGTAACGAGTCATCTTCATATCCGCCGGTAACGGATGAGATAGCAGGAACGACAACTCGTGATCGAATAAGCGCATACGGTCTGTATCACTCACGCGCCGGAACACGTGCAGGCCGAGCTGGGCAATGTTGCGGGCCAGGAAATCCACGCAGGTGCGCACATTGGGTTGCGTACGGTAAAGGGTGGAATAGTCGTGGTTGTATAAATCATACAGCCGCACGCTGCTGCGTACGATGCCCGGCGACCAGTTCGGGGATATCCACGTGATCTGACCGAGGCTTTGGATGGTGGCCATCAACTCACCACCTGGAAAAAATCGATTTCGGATAGGTTCACAACTACCTCCCCATCGACCACATGCCGGGCGGCTTTGCCCATATCCTGGAGCATCTCAGTATTGCGCAACACCACGAAAGCACCCGCCACTTTCCAGACCACGCCGCGGAAGGAAGTCCCGGATTTCAGGTTTACGATCCCGGTCTTGAGCTCAGGGTAAGGGCGAAAGCGATCGAATAGGTTCATATTATGCCGCCACCATGCCCCGTGTTTCATAAACGCTGGCCTGCTTGACACCTATGCCCGCTGCCAGCGCATCGCCATGTGCCTCCCAGGAAAGGATGGCCGCCATCGCGGCGTCGATCTTATGCGGGCTGTCGGTGCGCTCTTTGTAGATCGTCCAAAGCGGTTTGCCTTCCTCGTCCCGGAGCTTCAGAATGCGCCGGACCGCATTGCCGATGTGCCTGGCCAGATGAGGACTGCCATCGTGCAACAGCTCGCCAGACGTGATCGCTGTGTCGAAAGCCTTGATGGCATAGGCCATTTGTTTGGGGCGGTTGGTCCACCACTCCACGACGCGCTTCTCACCATACTTCCCGGCCCATTCGGATACGATGCTTTCCCAATAGGGAGGGTCGCAGTACATGCGCCAAACATCCCAGCGATCGAAGGCCTCTGCCACCACATCATTCACCACGTCCGCAGGCACTTCCCATTCCTCGATATTCTCAGGCTTCTCCCACAGGCCCAACAGCATCTCGAAGCCGGTGGAAATCTCGGTGCCAACCAGGGCGGTGGAATCATGCCAGCGGGCGCCATCGAAACCAAGGGTAATCCTGGATCCATCTGCTGGAATGTAATCAGGATCGGCGAGGGCATTCCAGCGCTCGACATCGAAGGCACGCTCACTGGCGCGCACGAGCTGGTTGAGCCACACGCGGCGCAGGTAAGCGGTATCCACCGTCGGGTCCCTAAACTGTTCGCAGATCCCATCAATATCAGACCACTCAGCCACCGGCCCGCTGGCTTCGATGACCGCTGCCCGGATATCTTCCGGAGTGGAGAGATCGTGTTCCTCGGATGCCTGGCGATGGAAGTAAAATAAGCGGCTATCCTGGATGGCGCCACCGGCCACCTGGCGGGCGTAGTCCATCGTGGCTTCGGCGACCGAATTCTCACCGGGCGCGGGGGCCGTGGTGATCTCCAGTGACCAGGCATCGGATATCCGCCGCTTGGGTATGTTGGCCAGCATGGTTCGGTGGGCCATCTTATGGCGGGGCAAATTCAGACGGTGGGTCTCATCGAACACCTGGAAAGTAGTGCGCGCGCCATCGCGGGCATCCGGAGCGGTTGCAAGACTAATTGCTTTGCCATCCCCACCGATGCGGATGATGCGGGTCAGACCGATATCGAAATCTTCGGCGAGCTGGCTGTATGTCAGGATGACTCTGAGGGCGCCGTAAGCTAGCTCATCCGATTGCTCTTCAGTGTAAGCAACCAGAGGAATATAAGGATCGATGATCCCTACCCCGACCGGGTTGTTATCCGCGTCGAAGCCATCACAACGCACCGGGCCATCGGGATGCAGCTCCACGGCTGCAATGAGGGCAGCCAGCTCGGTCTTGGCGCTACCCTTGCGCAGGCTGAGCGCGCAGCGCTTGAAACGGCGCCGCCCGGCCTGGGGATGATCCTTGGGATAAATCTCGTACATGCGATAAATCAATGCCCGCTTTTCAGCGTCCAAAAAAATTGGCACGCCTCGCAGGTCGCCCGGTCCATGCACCAGGTAACTCTCGATAAAGTCGCACACCTGCGGTCCCAGGGTGGGATATTTGCTGGTATCGCGGGGCACCATCAGCACGCTCATTCGAGCACCTCACGAGGATCCGCATCCAGAATCAGTCCACGCTTCGAACGCTTATGCTCGTGCCGGTCCTTGGCTTCTTCAGCCTGGGCAACTGTCCATTCCAGGCGTCTGCGGCTGAGCGGGGTCAGGCCGAACTCTCGCTCGAGCAAGCGGATTTCCTTCGCGACATCCAATTTTCCATCCCACCAAAAGCTATTCACCAGCACGATCAATCGAAACAGGGCAGGCACATCTCCGCGCACGAACTCAAAATGCATCGGCGAGGTCCAAACATACTGCCACCAACGCTGAGCCATGCCATGCCAGCCACGCTCATCAGGACAATTAGGAAGCCGCGGAGTCTTTTCGATGGGCGCCATTTCCGCAGGCAGAAGCGCGCGTGAAGCAGATTTATTCCTGCGCTGCCTGATTTTGGGGTCTTTTGGCAAGGGTCCAGTCATCTTTTTAGGCTCTCAAATGGCACGGGGGGCGATCGCCCAAACCCGTACATACAAAATTAAGATAGATCGGA